TTCTTGCTGTCCATAGTCACTCCTACGAGATTGTTACACTACCTATTTGTGCGGGTGACGTTAAAGCATTCGGTGTCAGCCCTGCGTCATTACCACTTGCCCCACCCACTGGGTACCAACCCCACTGGAATATACGACTACCGCCTTCTGGGTACCCATCAGCATCAACTGCTGTCCCCGGCGTCTCAGTTAATTGCAGCCCGTTGTAGCCTGACTGCAAGTAGCTTATGTCTGGTCTTGGCTCCCGCACTGCCTGTGGGTCGTTGACCGGATATAGACCTAACGAAAGCTGTGGTTGATCTGGTTCCCAACAATTTTTGCAAACCTTGATCGACACCTGTTTGGTCTTGATCGTCAGCTTGCGTAACTCTTTCAGCTTGTACCGAAACCCGCATCGATCACATTCCGCAATACTATGTTTGCCACTAGCGTACTTACTGGGCATACATCACCTGTAGAAAGTAGTACGCGGCACAAATCGATCCGGCGCTTTTTCCCTGTCCTCCGCAGATGCAAAATCCCAAGCCTCGTCGTACATCAGCTTCAACGCCTGAATTCTGGTTGGATCAACCTCGGGCTTCTTAACTGCAATCATGTACGCCAATCCTGCCACCAAGCAGTTCTGGAAGCGAAATGGAATATCAATCACGTTGGTACCGTCTCCGGCATCAAAAATACGCTTCAACCGCCAGTAATAAAATATGTAGTACGGGTTGCCTACCGAACCCTGATCCGGCGAAGGCCACACATTAATCTGTGGATACTTCGGTACCGCTGCATTCGATCCAACCTGCTGCCCCGACTGGCGGTTTACCCACACCTGAATCGGTCTGCCCTGCGTCAATTTGTTCGGGATAGTCGCGTAAGTAGAGACGCTTATGCGGCTGATGTTGATGTCGGTCTGGTTAGAAATCTGTCCGGAATTAGTGCGAATAACATGTTCCAGAAGATCAACGGTATCATTAGGTAGATCATAAGTCACCTGCCCTTGCACAAGATTGATCGATCCCTGCTCAATAGTCCACAGGTTGATACCACGGTTCGCCCACTCGCCAATCAGGAAGTTCAGGCTTCTACGTGCCGTACGGAAGTCATAGCCAGTACGCAACTCCAAACCGCAACGCTCAAACGCCTCTTCGAATATCTCATTGAGGTCGGGGTTGAACGTCGTTGTGTTGTTTGTAAAAGCCATTACCTAAACCTCGCGGTCTTCTGGGCTATGCGTTTTGGTTGCGCGACGAACTGCTTGCCACTTTTCTTCCCCGCCCTCTTCGCCTTGGTCGTTGCTGCGTACTCCGCTGGACTTAGAGCTTTGATAGCGCCTTCTGGCAGGTACCTTTCGCCAGTCTTCGACGACGGCTTGCCACTCTTTGTCCGCCATTTCTGCTCCGTCCACGACTTCAGGCTTTGCTGCGGGGCCTTCATCTCACACTATCTTTCCACGAGTCTTACCACGCATAGCGCAACCATCGGCACGAGAAGAAGCGGACTTTACTGAACCGCCAGATTTCATACCGCGAGCTTCACGACGCTCTTCGGATGCTGCTTCACGAGCGGCTTTACGTGCTACGTCCATTGATTCAGCACTTATTTGTCCGCGAGTCTTAGACGGGCTACCGTCTTTCCACGTCCCCGTCTCCGCATGTTCTTTAGCTGCTTTATCCGCCGCCTGCATTGCACCTTTGCTTAGAGAAGTACCGTAATCATCTTCACCGGTCAAAGCGTTCTTAAGCTTACGCGGAAGACTTTTTTCTTCAGCATACAACCCCAGCATCGTTTTATCTTTTAGTGCGGCCTCCTTACGGGTACGCTTAGCCCCCGGAGATTCAGGACCCCCACCATATAGTTCTTTTTCCATTTGCCGGTGCTGAGCCTCCTGACGTGCCGACCGCTTTACGTCTTCCATGGACTCTTCCCCCACGGCTTCAATCTTCGGAGATCTCTCGGTCTTAGCCATTACACGATCCTCCCTTTAGTCTTACCACGCACAGCACAGCCATCAGCGCGAGAAGAGGCGGTGCCGCCCTTCTTCATACCACGACCCCCAACTTGCTGATACGTCTGGCTTACAGGGTCGTATGTATAGCTTGGTGAACCTGCGCCGTCTTGTTTCGCTTTAGCCTGCTGTATTGCATCTTTTATTAGCTGACCTAGCATTTCACACCATCCTTCCACGGGTTTTGCCGCGCTGTACACAACCATCTGCACGGGATGATGCTGACTTCACAGCACCCCCCTTGTTCATTTTTTCTGCGTCTTTAAATCTAACAGCTTTGTTTTCTGGCACTTTGCTTCTGGGTACGCGCATGGTAACAGCCCCCTCGCCACCTTTCCATTCCCTACCAAACTTACCAACTTTATCGCCGCTACTCCACCATTTCTCATCGCCCGCGCCGTATTTAGGTTTTGGGTTTCGCTCAAAATACCCAGATTTTTTTGCTGCTTCATATTCCGCTTGCGACATATTTCTGTACGCATGTGTAATATCTTTATCGCTGGTCGGCATACGGACTGGCGAACTTTTTAACCGCAACCCCTCTGATGTAACAACTTGGTTTCTAACATAAGGGCGCGTTGCCATTTCTGCGGCGCTTAATGCCCTTTTCCCCAACCCCAAGCCAATTAAATCTTCTGGGCCTACAGGAGATGCTTCTAACGCTTGCTCACGCTCAAGTTGCCGACGGTATGCTGGGTCACGCATATCCCGTGATGGCATATCCATCACTGACCCCCCATCGTCAAATCTTTTGCGCTTTTTCATCCCACTTTAATCTCTGTACCCACCGCCAGCGGCTTTGTACTTCTTAGCCACCAACTGCGCTTTACGGGCTGACCACTGACCTGCACCCGTACCATGAGTTGCTGCGGCTTTCACTTGGCTCACGATCTTCTTACGCAGACCGGGCTTGGTGTAGTTACCAGCAGCATTAACCTTCCCACCTTCTTTGTACTGCGTAAAGTCGGTTTTATCCCGACGGGCTTTCTTCTTCCCGCCGGGCATCTTGGAAGGGTTAATTGCACCCATCCCGCGTGAGGGCATCATTAGCAGTACCCGCCCTTTTTCATACCTTTGCCGCCAGCCATCGTGACCATCTTGCCTTTGGTTTTGCCCTTGACAGCAACACCATCACGGCTAGGAGCAGCGGTTTTCACAGAGCCCATCTTCGATGCAGCGATACCGCCAGCCGCCATCTTCTTGACCTTGCCGCCTTTTTTCATGCCGCTGACTGCTTTACGCTTGGACTCATCAGAGTCTGATGAACGCTTTTCTGATTCAGAAGTTAATTTGAGTGGCATACCGCCCTCCTTTTTGGTGAATTCGCGCCCTACGCTCATCGGTACGCCAACTTTTTTTGCGAACGACGGACTGTGAGCGACAGCCCGCATAAACTTCTCTTGCTTTTCACTCTTGGCTGGCATCGGGTTTCTTCCGGTTGGTCAAACCACGAACCGTATCGGATTCCCAGATACGAATGCTGAACCACACAATAGTGACAATAGAAAGCACGTTTGGTAACCATCCAAGAATAACGCCCAGCCCCGCAAGGATGGAGACGTTGTCCATCAGGTCTGGCTCGATGTGGTCTTTTAACATTTCCAAGCCCTCAAAGATTTATTGATCCGACTGTTCGGGTCGTTCGCGGTCTTGGCTGAAGTCAGCTTCTTTTTCATGCCTGACATCCGGGCACAGAATGACTTCTTCCTAGCCCCGCCTTCCGGCTGTGGGGCTTTAAGACCGGGCTTACCCGGATTAGCTGCGTTATACGAAGCCCGACCTTTGGCGTTCAAGCCGCCCTTCTCGGACTTGCCTTCCTTACGCTGCCATGCTGGAGTCTTAGCCATAGAACACCGTCGCAGTTACCGATGAGCCACACCCAACAAAGATACCGTTAGGGCAGTAGATGCCTTCGCCGGGGATCAGTACAGGTAAGCCAACCGTATTAAAAGTATCGATCTCTAAAGCAATACTGCTATACATCGTGACGTTACCGCTGGTAGTCGTAGTCGGCGCATCTGCACAAGTAAACGTGTTGTCACCCGTCTTTGTAATTGTGTACGCACCGTCCCGTCCCGCGCCAGACGTAAAGTCTAGAAATACCCGATCTCCAGTCTCAAGGCCGTGGTTCACTATCGTGACTGTGATGGTGGCACTTGGACTTGTACGGCTGTACGTCCCAGACTTTTGCTGCGTTGGGTCGCATATACAGGTATTTCTTGCAGACACCGTCGCACTTGTCACCGTAATAGATTTCAGCCGTACGGGAATCTGTGTCACCAGCAGTCCACTACCTGCTGCACGGGCTGACTTAACGTCTGTTTGCATCATGGCGCTACCCGTAAAAAATAGTCATCGTTACCGTGGTAGACGGCAACAAGCAAAACAGACCGCCCTGTGCAAGAATGCCTTCACCCGGAATCAGCGTGTAGAACGCCGTACCCGAAGAACAATCCAGCTCGACAAGTACTTTTGGGTACATCGTCACGTTACCGCTGGTGGTCAAACTCGCTGTGGTTACAGTAAACGTGTTCGTTGTTACGTTTGATACCGTATACGAATCGTCTACTGCCGTACCAGTCGTAAAGTT